AGGTTTCATCATCGTGTCTATAAAGTCGAGAACAATCGGCATAATCGTCATGCCTAGTTTCTCTTTCAGATTATCGACAGCAACATTTAGTTTCGCGAAAGGGTCAGCCTGTTGAGCTGCAGTGCCTTCAACTTCTTTACGCAAATCCCCAAACAAATCTTTAGACTTCTTCAGTTCAGGGAAGAGCTTTATCAAAGCACCTGTCGAGCCGTTGAATGCTTTACCTAACGCAGCGGAAACGGTTGCCAAAGGTTTACCTGAAGTTGCACTGGCATCAAGAGCAAGTTTCAATAAATCCTGTGACTTCTTTACGCTACCTGTCGCACGAGCGAGCCGAGCCTGAGCAGGTCTAAGTTCATCGTCGACGATTCCGACTTGTTCGCTTAAGGTCTGAATAAAACGGTCATTCGCTTTAGTCTGTGCAGTAGTCGCCTTAGCATTCTTAATCAACTGATTATTCAGTAACTGTGTTGACTTCTGATCCATAGAAGCAGCCTTAGCTGCATCCACCAAATCGCCTGTAAGCGACTTCAAACTCAAACCAATACCGACAGCACCAAGAGTTTTAGTCAGCCCAGAAAAACCCCTCTTAGCCTTCTTCAAACCTGAATCGTCAAACTTCGATAAGAGCTTGATAATGACTGACATTAGTTCAACTTCCTGTTAACTTTGCGAGCATAACGCTCTAAAATCAATTTTACTTCCGCCTGAGCATCATCAATCTTGTCCTCGACATTCGGGTAAACAAAATTATTGAGATTACGCTCTTTCAACACACGAATCATAGTTTGGCCTTGTGTTGTAACCCTGTGCTGCCTTCTGCCACCTTTATACGCATACTCGCTAGTAATCTTCTTAGCTTTACGCATTGCACCTTTACCAGCAACATCAGCAATAGCGGTCATAGGCGAGTTTACCCAAATAGAAACAAGCGGTGTAATAGCCCTAGAAGTTGAGCGACCTGAACGAAACTTTGTTGTCACACTCTTAGCAGGTTTACCTGCACCCCACGCCAAACGACCTGTAGGATTAGCAGTTTTACTCATACCCGATAGAGGTGCAGTAGTAGGGATGCTTTGTTTGATAACAGTGACAATCGGTTTAGCAACATCTTTAGCATCTTTCACTAAAGCCTTACGCATACCAGGTTGCAGATGGTCAAGTTCACGAAGTAAACCCTTGACATCATAGACGACAGACTCAGCCATTTTCGCTCCGCTGATGTTGCAACGCAAACAACATAGTGTTTATCATCCGATCACTTTCCTGCATCAAAACTGACGGTGCAATCCCAGTCGCAACAGCAAGATTAGCAATCAGCCAATGATAAGAATCAACACCAAGGCTGCTTATTCTTTTGGGTCAATAACCTCAACTTTAGCGACAAGCTCAATCCAATCATCAAAAGTCTCACCAGTTTTCTTTAGCCTCACAACCGCAAGCCATGCAAGATAAAGAAGGTGAGTAACTTTCTCAAGTTTGTCAATCCCAAGGTTAAAATGTGTTTCCCATTTCACTATGTCGCCTGCACTAGACAACACTTCAACGACCTGACCGTCGGATAACTCAATGCGTAGTGTGAGTTGATTCATCGTTTAGACAGTTCCCCTAGAGACAGTACCTGATGTCGGAAGCGTAATACTCAGCGTGGCTAAATCCCCTATCTGGCCGCTCACGGGGGTATAGTCGGTAACAACAACTACAGCCGTATACGAAGGATTGCTAGTTGAGATGGCAGACGAAGTTGGTCTAATAGCAACAGTCGCATTTGTACCAAGCAAAGGCCAAAGAGTTGCATCAACTGCCGAAGCAGCGTAATCCTGATTGAACTGAAGTGTAAGTGAACCCTCTTTCAAACCTGCAACACGAGTCACCCAAGTGCTACCAAAAGCAGTAGTTGTAACATCATTAGCGGAAGCCTTTAGTTCTACCTGTGTTAGGTATGGGTTTAGAGCAGTAGATCCATTGATTGAAACTAGAAAGTCTGTTGCGACAAAGATAGCCATATATTTTCCTTAGCTTGCGTAAACTTGAACCGAAAACTCGGCACTAAAATAGTCTATTCCATTGACAGACACGGCACCGATATTAGATAGTTCAGGCACAAACACATCAAACGCTTTACCGCCCAAAGTTCTATCAACCTCAATCGCATACTTGATAGAACCTGAACCTGGTGCAACTAAAACATCGAGAGCCTTCTGTGCTGTACGCTCTGAAACACGACCTACAACAACAGTGACCTGAAATGTGTAGAGCGACATTGAACGCTGATTCTGCTGATTGTATTGAACCTTGCTAAGGCCTATCATCGCCATAGGAGGATTCACAACATCAGGCAAAGTCTCAACAACACGCAAACCTCTAATAGTTTTCAGGTTAGTTGCAAGGCCTGCACGAAGTTCGCTAATCGAACTCACTTATGCACCAGTTCTCAAAAGTCTGAACGGATTGATGAGCTGTGCCACATCACCATCAATGTTGCTGCCTACACGCATGATTCCGATATCGCTAACACCTGCAACACCAAGAGGCGATTCTAAACGCTTGAACAGTCGAGAAGCCTGAATGATACAAGCAAACTTTACAGGCTCAGGAACGCTAGGCCAACCCCAAGTCCCTGTCACCTGAATAAGGTTAGATTCCTGCCAAGTCGGAAAGAAATAGTTGTATACGGCAGTCAAACCTGTAATCGGCTGATACGCACCGTTAGCATAAGTGTTTGCAGGGATAGTCTGAAAATCTGTGCTCTCCCAAATCTGATTGTAAGTAATCGGATTGCTTTGAGCAGTCCTCAACTCAGTGATCGACTGACAGTCATCAATCCAACAGTTGTAGGCATCGTTAGCTTTGAAATAGCGAACCTCACCAGCCGAAGAACTATAAAAGTAGCGGTTACAGTATTGGTCAATCATGCGAGACGCAGCGTTTATGCTGTTCTCAATCAGAGCATCATCAATAGTGTCAGTAATTCGCAGGCTCGCCTTGACATCTGCAAGAGTGCAATATCCATTAGTTACAGCCAAAATAAACTCCTAAAGTCAATACCTAGTTTACCTTGACAGCCTAGATAAGTTTTTGAGTCCAAGTCTTAGGTGTCAAATCAGACACAATCTCAATCGGCAAATGATACTCAAACTCTTTTACTCGAGGTCTAATCCACTCAACCAAATCACGCAACCCCTGATCTAAACTTACAGAAGTTTCATAACCTAAAAGTCTCCTAGCCTTATCTGAGCTACATAAAGCGACAGCAACTTCTTGAGGTCTGCCAGGCATAAAGATAGGGTCAAGTTCAAACCCAATAATGTCTGCAAGTCTTTGAGCAAGTTCCAGAATCGTTATAGGCGACTCATCGGGACCAACATTGATAACCTCACCCACAGCTTTATTCGATTCACACGCAACCATAATCGGTGCAATAACATCCTGAATAAAACTGAAACATCTCTGCTGCATCCCATTGCCGTAAATTATCGGCTGCTTACCCTGCAACATTCTGTTCACCATAATGCTGGCAACATTCCTGAAAGGGTCATCAAACTTCTGTCGCTCACCAACAATGTTGTGAGGGACAAGAATAACTAAATCAATGTCATGCACTTTCGCAAGATTCTGCAACAACTTCTCTGCAGACAATTTTGCTATACCGTACGGATCTTGAGGTTGCGGTTCAAGAGTCTCATCAAACACATCACCCCAATTATCGCCATAACGAGCCATAGACGACATGTATACAAACTTTGGCACTTTAGCCTTGATACTTGCTGTCATAGCGTTGACGCTTATCTGAACAGTGTTACGAACCACAAGAGACGGACTGAACACACTCAAACCCTCATAAGCGGTACAAGCAGCATGAATAACTAAATCAGCTCCAGTAAAGATAGGCGTGATAGCCTGCAAATCATCCAAATCAACCTGATAGAAATGCACACCGTCAGGAACATTCTCGACATTCCCACCAAGCAGATTATCTATGCCACGAACCTTCCAACCCTTAGCCAAATAAGCGTCAGCAAGATGCGAACCTAGAAACCCTGCAACACCAGTGATAACAACTAATCCCAAGAGTTAATCCTTCTAACCTGCAAATCCCAGCGGCCTTCACTGAAATCATTAGACTCAATTTTCTTATCAAAATAGTTACGGTTATTTCGGAAAGTAACCTCATTACGCAAACTCAACTTCACATCGCTATTTATAGTCGAACTGTTATCGTGTCCAAGCTGTAACGGCAATAGATCTACACGCAGTCCTGCACGATTCATTCTTCGCTGAAAATCGTTATCCTCAAAATAGATAGGATGCAAACCCTCATCAAACAACCCAATCGACTTCACAACCTCTTCACCAACAGCAAAAGTCTGATAATGAGGAAACTTACTGCACAGGGTTAAAGCATCAGTTTTAGCAGTCTGCAACAACTCTAAATCGCCAGGTTGAAAATAGCAGTCAGCAGAACTAATAAACCATCGAGACTCAAACGGCAACATCTTAATCCCAAGATTCCATGAACTTGCAACACCAAGATTAGAAGGCAAATCAATCCAATGCAGATTTACTAGATG